ATCATGCACGCAATAGCCTATCTATTCATTGCCCTATACGTTGTGGCATTCGGGTATTTCTTTACAGTGAAACAAATGGAGGCGACTAAGTATGTCGAAAGAGAAAGAAAAGCCAAATCAAGACGATCCATGTGACGATTGGGGAGGGATGCCAAAATGACCAAGCCTAAAGGGGTTAAGACCTTGAGAGACCTTGTGTCTTTCTACCTGCATAGCCCCAGGTTTGGTGCGCTGCAGGGTAAAACTCAAAAGAACTACGAGTCACACCTGACTAAGATGCTCGACACCAAGATACCCTCTAAGGGTAAGACACTGGGTGACATGAGGATCAAGATGCTTCGTGTGCCTCACGTTACTGAGTGCTACGAGCAATGGCTACAGATAGGTGTGCCTACAGCTAACCGCCGTATGGCTGTGCTGTCTGTGTGCTGGCGCTATGCCATGCAGCTAGAGTTGGTCCTGATCGACCCTATCAGCCCCGTGTCTAAGCGCTCTACAGGGCCACGCCGTGTGTTGTGGACTAGAGAGCAGGTCAGGACGTTCTTGGATACTGCCTACTCTAAGTTTGAGTATCGCAGCATGGGGTTACTTGTGCATATGGCATACGAGTGGGGCCAACGTGTAGGTGACATCCGCACGCTACGATGGGAAGCACTTGACCTTGACGCCCAGCGCATTGACCTGACCCAGAGCAAGCGTAAGGCTGACGTTCACCTACCTATCAGTGACAATCTAGCGGGTATGCTACGACAGCAACACGATGACTTTGGCTTTCAGGACTACGTAGTGCCACACACTAAGCCTCGTGCTGGTGCGTATTCACCCTACCGTGAAGAGGAAATATGCAATCATATCAATAAGATAAAGGACGAAGCTAATCTACCTAGTGACATTACAGCGATGGACTTGAGGCGCACTGCTGTGACAGAAATGCTCGAAGGTGGAGTTGACATGGCTGGCATCATGCAAGTAACTGGACACCGTAACCCCAACTCAGTGACGCCTTACATGGTCAACACTTATCGGGGTGCTAGTGCAGCACTGGCTGCGAGAGGGGGGAAAGACAATGGCTGAGGTTAGCTTTGATAAGCAGGACAATGGATGGCGTTATGCAGGGCGTACTAAAGACGGTAAGCCTAAGTTCCGCAAATACACAAACCAGAGCCTAGACCATGTGAAGGCCTACTTGGATGAAGCGGGTATCGCTTACCTAGTTGAGCCAGCCGCTACTATGATGTTTATCTACCGAGAGAAGCAACCTAAGAGTAGGCACTCCCCACGGTATTCGTACTACTACACCACTGGCAGGTGGGGTGGCGATCAGAGGTCTAAGCACTACCATTCAGAGGGTATTGAGCATTTCATGGAGACATACTTCACCCCTATAGGAGGGAAAGATGAACAAGAGTAGGATCACAGATCACCTAGAGATGCTCGACCTGTATGAGGGTCAGTCGCATCGTGGCCGTTGCCCTTCGTGTAACGCCAAGGATACCTTCACTGTCCTAAAAGAGACAGGCATCTACAAGTACAACTGCTACAAGTTGGACTGCACACTGCGTGGGATGTACAGCGATACACTCACAGTGGATGACATTCGTAAGCTACTCAACCGTGGTAATGAGGATGTAGTCGAGCGTGAGCCTGAGACTATGGAGATACCACTATATGTTGTGCAGCCTGAGCCTGAACACACTAAGTTCCACGAGTATGTAGCCAAGTGGAAGCTTAACCCTACGTCACTGCTGTATGATGTAAAGGATGAGCGGGTAGTATTCCCTATCCTGTACAAGGGTAGGTTGATTGATGGCGCTGGGCGTGCAGTAGGCGGGAAGTTGCCTAAGTGGTATCGCTACAGTGGCGCTGCTTCATACTACCTGCGTGGCCGTGGGTCTACGCTACTGGTAGTTGAGGATTGTGTATCCGCTATGGCAGCGAGCCTAGAGGTGCCAGGCCTGGCTTGTATGGCTATCCTAGGGACAAGCCTGACAGACAAACACTATGAGGCAATCGGTGAGTATGAGCGTGTGATTGTAGCGCTCGACCCTGATGCTGCACACAAGACACTGGAATATAAACGAGAGATACAGGCATGGACTGACCTGCCTACTGTAGCGTTACGCCTTGACGATGACATCAAGTATAGGCTAGACAGTGACCTGCACAAACTTAGGGAGTTGGTAGAGTGACACCAGAGTTAGAGACACACTTGCGTGAGATGGGCATTGTACCCGCTACACCCAAGACTAAGAAGCCTGACGTGGTTTGGCCCAGAGAGAAACCCGTATACACATATAATGATCCCCGTGATCCCATAACTGGAGAGGTTCCATTCTAATGGCAAACATTACTACAACATATATCGACCACATGGGTAGCGACCTGTCGGTAGTGAACGCAGCACGGGTTAGCTTCGGTAAGCACTCAGGTAAATACACCACTGAGCAGAACCACAAACTGATCCGCTATCTAGCTAGACACAAACACCTATCACCATTCGGTCACGCCTTTGCGTCTTTCCATATTAAGGCTCCCGTTTTTGTGGCACGACAGTTAGTGAAGCATAAGTTCCTACGGTGGAATGAGATCAGCCGTAGGTATGTAGACGAACCTCCCCAGTTCTACAAACCTGACAACTGGCGGGGTCGAGCAGACAACGTGAAGCAGGGTAGCGGTGGTATAGTATACCCTGACGCTGACCTTGAGAAGTTCAACAACGACACCGCACTACGCACGTATTACGAGTTGCTTGATGCGGGTGTAGCACCTGAGATGGCACGTATGGTACTGCCTCAGTCTACTATGACAGAGTGGTACTGGTCTGGATCACTGGATGCCTTCGCTGCTATGTGCCATCTACGGTGCGCCAGTGACACACAGGTAGAGAGCCAGCACGTTGCGTGGTCGATCCATCACAAGATGGCAGAACTATTCCCTGTATCATGGGAAGCATTGGTGAGGACTGCATATGACTAAGGATGTAAGACCTATGACTGATGAAGAACGCCAGCGCTCCAAGGAACGTGAAGAGGCCAACAAGTGTGTCTCATGCGAGAGCCCTGCAGCATCTGACTTCTGTGACTTCTGCTTGAATGAGGAGTAGGATGATACGGACTGCATGGCGTATATGGGCTAAGAGCCTTGGAGAGAAAGTCGGTGAGACTGACACACAAGCTAACACAGTGGCGGCTATCAGAACATTCTGGTGGCTAGCCCACATAGCTACGTGCTTCATGATCATCATACACAACGGTGCTAAACTAGGATGGTGGCTATAATGTTTACAGTAGAGATCAACGAGACAGACTCTGTGATCATCACGATAGATGACAATGATGCTTACGATGATGTTGAACTTGTGTTGAAAGACACGGGTGACATATTTATCACACAACATATTCAAGACGTGGATGAGGTTAACGTCATCTATATGTCTTACCAACAACTACAGGAGCTATTCGCAGGGCTAGGTAGCCCCGAAGGTGCCTATCATATTTCAATGGAAGAGGTTCACTAAATGTTACTGGCTGCAACAATGACGTTACTCATGTATGTACTAGGTTACGTACTCTTCATGGAGTTAGCACAGGCTGACCCTCAGCAGGGTGCGGATAACGAGGAGACCGAGCGTGTGATTGCTTCACTTGCTTTCTGGTGGCCTTACCATGCAGTACGTATATGCTTGGACATCATGATACACGGTTCAACAAAAGACTAACATTCGAGAGAGAGGCTAAGAGATGGAACTTGCACTACTTAAGACACTACTAAACAGAGACTTCTACGATCAGCATAAGGGTATTCGTTGCCCTGACAGCATCTTCACTAAGGATGTTCGTAAGATCAAGCAGACCTTGGACAAGGCTATGCAAGAGTTCGAGGGTGACCTTACTGTCGCTGACGTAGAAGCACTCTTCTATTCCCACAACCAGACGATGACTACTGCTACCAAGACAGCATACGCTGATCTGTTCCATAAGATTGGCAAGGTAGACATCATCAAAGAGGACATCGCAGAGCAGGTGCTGGGTACGCTCTTCCAGCAACACGTTGGTGAGAAGGTAGCAAACCTGGGGTTCGAGTTTGTGAATGGCACAGAGCAGAGCCTTGAGCCCCTGCGCCGACTGCTTGACGCATACAAGGATGACTTCACGCCTAACCTGCGTATCGAATACGATGACATCTCTATTGAGACTATCCTTGAGGCTACTGACCTAGAGACCCAGTGGAAGTTCAACATACCTAGCCTACGCCGCCGTGTAGAGGGTGTCTCAGGCGGACATCTACTCTTGGTGGGTGCACGTCCCAACACAGGTAAGACAAGCTTCCACGCCTCGCTTATCGCTGGTCCTGACGGATGGGCGCATCAGGGTGCTAAGTGCATGGTCCTGTGTAACGAGGAAAGCTATGAGCGTGTCGCTTCACGCTACCTGAGTGCCGCTGCTAACATGACTATTGATGAGGTAAAAGAGAACCTGCCACTAGCTAAGTCACGCTATGAGCCAGTGCGCCGTAACATTCGTGTTAAGGATAGCACCAACAAGGATATGCAGTGGGTCGAGTCCATCGTTAAGCAGGAGCGTCCTGACATTCTTGTGTTGGACATGGGTGACAAGTTCGCTAGCAAAACCAGTGATAAGTCTGATGTGTACCTCAAGGATGCAGCTATCTATGCTCGTAACATTGCCAAGCAATACGGGTGCTGCATTATCTGGATGTCACAGTTGAGTGCTGCGGCTGAGGGTAAGGTCTACGTAGATCAGTCTATGATGGAAGGCTCCAAGACAGGTAAAGCTGCTGAGGCAGACCTTATGGTTCTGATCAGTAAGAACCCACTGGTCGAGGGTGCTGATGAGCAGGACACACAAAGACACTTGAACATTGCTAAGAACAAGCTAAAAGGTGGTTGGCACGGTGTCGTACACTGTGAGTTGGATGGCGGTAGAAGCTTATACACCGCATAGAGAGGGATGATATGGAACTTGTACTTGACGTAGAGAACACAACTAACACACGAGGAGGTAAACTACACCTAGACCCATACGAGACGGGCAATAAGCTAGTACAAGTAGGGTTTCAGGATGCAAACAATGAGGAGTTCCTGCATCTCATCACACTAGACCACAAGGAACGCAAGGATAACTCAGGGGTGAACCGAAAGTTCATCCAGGATGTTCTTGATGAGACTACACTACTGATCATGCACAACGCACAGCACGACTTGATGTGGCTGTGGGAGTGTGGCTTCAAGTATGACGGGCCTATTTACGACACTATGTTGGCCGAATACGTCCTACTACGTGGTCAGAAGTTACCACTGTCACTTGATGCGTGTACTGAGCGCCGTAAGCTTGAGCACCTCAAGAGTGACATCATGAAGAACTACTTCAAGGAAGGTTACAACACCGATGAAATACCACTCAAAGAACTTAACGTTTATCTTGCTGGCGACCTTAATGCTACTCGTGCTCTCTATCACGGAATCGAAAGAGACTATGGACTACCTGAATCCAGTTCCCTTCGTAACGTCAGAGACATCACTTTCGAAACCTGTCAAACCCTAACACGTATGTACATGAACGGTGTGAAAGTAGATCGCACTGCACTGGATGATGTACGTAAGCAGTTTGAACAGGAGAAGGCAGACCTAGAGACACACCTGCAGGGCGAGGTACGTAGGCTGATGGGTGACACCCCTATCAACTTGGGTAGCCCAGAGCAGATGTCACAGGTAGTGTTCTCACGCCGTATGAACAACAAGAAGGAGTGGGCTGGTATCTTCGAACACACCCGCACCCCAAAGGAGTTCAAGGAAGCCGTAGCTAAGAACAGTACTATCATCAAACGGACTAAGGCATTCACCTGTCCTGACTGCGAGGGTACTGGCAAGACATACCGCATCAAGAAGGATGGCACTAAGTTCGCTAAGCCTAACAAGTGTAAGGCGTGTGATGCTCGTGGTTATGGCTTGAAAGAGACTAACATCATGGCGGGGCTAGGCTTCGGTGCGCCCAGTGCAACATGGATTAGTGCTAACGGGTTCAGCACTGGCAAGGACAACCTAGACTTGCTTGTGGCTACAGCTAAGAACAACAACATGACAGACGCTATCAAGTTCCTTGAGTCCTACAAGCGTCTCAATGCTATCAGTTCTTACCTATCTACATTCGTAGAGGGTATTGATGTGTTCACCAAGAGTGACGGTCTACTACACGTAGGTCTAACTCAGCACATCACATCTACTGGCCGCTTCTCTGGTCGTAACCCTAATATGCAGAACATGCCACGTGGCGGTACATTCCCAGTGAAGAAGGTGTTTGTGTCACGTTGGGAGGGCGGCAAGATCATGGAGGCTGACTTTGCACAGCTAGAGTTTAGAGCGGCTGCATTCCTAAGTCAGGACGCAGTAGCCATGGCTGAGATCGACACAGGGTTTGACGTACACAGCTACACTGCAAAGGTTATCACTGATGCGGGTCAGCCTACGTCACGTCAGGAAGCTAAGGCTCACACCTTTGCTCCGCTCTTTGGGGCTACAGGGTATGGCCGTAGTAAGGCGGAAGAGGCCTACTACATTCACTTCACTGAGAAGTACGAGGGTATCGCAGCATGGCACAAGAGCCTAGCTGATGAGGCTATCCGCTTCCAGAAGATCACTAACGTGTCAGGGCGACAGTATGCTTTCCCTGATGTGAAACGTAACAAGCGTGGCGGGGTATCGCACTTCACCATGATCAAGAACTACCCTGTGCAGGGTTTTGCTACAGGGGATGTAGTACCTGTTATCCTTAACGAGATCGACAAGCGTCTAGCTAGTTTGCATTCCGTTCTGGTTAACTCAGTGCAC